TGGACGCCAATGGGCAGCGCCAACAGTTGGCTGTGTCCCTGCAGGACGATCCGACCGCCCCGTTCCATCCTGACTGGGTCAAGCCCGAGGAACCGCTGCCAGAGGACTGTGAGATTGATGCTGAGCGTGGCATCCTGACCTGTCCGGTGGATGGCTGGTCCACGAACTTCAAACCTGACTCACGGTCGTCCTATAACGTGGCACGGGCCCGGATGTCCCGGCACTGCAAGAATAGTACGGACGACCGCGTGCGTGAATTCGGGATGAAGGTGTTCGGCTGACATGGATACGGGCATGGGACCTCCAGCCGGAGGCATTGCACTCACTCCAGCCCGTCCGACACCCCCATCCGTCGATACGGCGCTCCATTTTTGGCATCCGAACCGGTTTGGGGTCCAACGGGCCCCAACCGCGTTTCGGTCCCGCCTCCACGCGCTGCATCCTGACCTCGACATTACGTGGCATCCCGCACGGGAGCGGTGGCTCGTGTGGTACAAGCGCCCCCGTGTGCAGCACCATCTGTGCCCTGGGTGGTTGCTGTTGTTCGTCGTCGAGGACTCGAATCACAACTATGTGCCGCTCGATGAGCGCATTTTTGCGGTGATCTACGAGCAGTCAGGGTTCAAGTGGGAAAATGGGAAGCAGTATTGGGCCCGGATTGAATCCGAAGCGCAGCGGGAACAAGAGCGTGGGGATGCGGCACGGGAACAGCATATCGAGGATATCGGTGCGGGGCAGTGGGACCATTCACAGATTCAAATCAGCATGTGTGGCCCCTCCTCGGGCAGTAAATTCGTGAAGCATCACGCAGGAGATTAAGGATGGGGATTCCCTGGCGCAAGATTGGTGGAGCCCTGAAAGGGCTGATGCCGTTTATTCCGTTTGTCGGCGGGCCAGCAGGGGCCATTCTCAAGGCGATCAGCACCTCGGTGCTGGTGGTGGAGGACATTGTGGTGGGTCAGCCCTCTGCCACCAAGCGCCAGCGGGCGATTGATCTGGCCAACACCATGCTGGTGATTGCGGAGGACCAGACCAACCGGGAATTGCTGGACAACGAGAAGCTGAAAGAGGCCGTGGGGGCCGTGGTGGATGCAGAAGTGGCACTCCGCAATGCTCATGCGGCCCTGGCAGCCATCGTGGCTGATGTGCGTAACGAGGACTAGATGGCTACAGGACAGTCCGTACTCGACCTGATGGAAGTCATGGACCGGGGGTTAGCCCTCCAGTCCGGGGAATCGGGTGTGACCTTGGGCCTGCGGGCGGTGAATGCAGCCCAGGATTTCTTTGAATCCCTGCTGGCGCTACAGCCTAATGTCATGGGGTCCTCGGTGGGGACAGTGACCACGGCTGCTGATACAGAGAACACCACCTTTCCCTCGGGACTGCTGCGGATTGATCGTCTGCAGTTTATTGACCCGGATACCAGTCGTCCGGCCTGGGACCTGGATCGTGTCGGGCCGGTTGGGGATTATTTCCAGTCACAGATGCTGCCTTCGGCGTTGCAGTACAACGTGACGACCACCGGGCGTCCGGTGCGGTATTGGACGAATGGGGCAAACTTCTACTGGGACCCCCTGCCGGATGCGACCCATACGATTCGCTATTACGGGTTCACGGCAGCCTCAGACCTGACCGCCGGGGGCACGTTTGCCTATCCCGATATTGTCTTGATGCCCCTGGCGTCCTTTGCCACGAAGCTCCTGCGGGTGGGGAAGGATGATGACATTGCTGGGGTCACGTCTTCGATGGATGAACAGTTCCATTCCACCATTGAGGCCCTGACGCGCTTCAACCGTGACCGGGCACCCGGCTACGACTATCGCTACGTGCACACAGAATAGGAGGGCGTTGTGGCCCGAGGACAGTTTCAAGCAACGGCGACTATTAGTTCGAACACGGATACGACAATCATTGCTGCACCAGGGGCCAACCAGCGCATTGTCGTGCTGTGGTGGGCCATTGATGTCTCGGCTGCCGGGGCGGGGTCGCTGCTGCGCCTGGAGGATGGCGCGGGTGGGACGTCCCTGCTGCGGAAAAGCGGAGCCACGGTCAATGACCGGACCTACGAATGGTATGCCATGGACGGCTTAGCGATTCATGGGTTACAGCTCTCGGAGAATACGCTGCTGAATGCGGAAACCTCCACCAGTTCCGGGACGGCCAGTTGGGTCATCAACGTGGGCTACGAGGTTCGGTAGATGCCTAACGGTCCCAAGTCAGCCTTTACAGTGAGGCAAGCTCCCGAGTGGCTATACCCACGTTTCGAGCCAGATCCGCCCGCTGAGGATGACTCCTATTGGGACATGCTTAAGCGGTACGGGCAGCATGCGGGGAATTTTGTTGCGGACACGCTCCTGGGGACCTCTCCCTATGCCGACAATTATGATCCCTCCGGGGATCTAACGGGCATTATGCGGGGTGTTGGTGCCCTTGGTGTCATGACGCGGGACTCGCTGCTGCGTGACAAGGCTTACCGGGACAAGCTGCTGAGGCAATTGGGTGAGCAGATTGATACGGCTATCTCACCCGGACCAACCCAAGACATGTTACGGGAGCTGGTGAAGACACATCCCCGTGTGATGGCCTCATTTGAACATGCGGGGGGCAGACTCACCGAGCGCCCTGCTGGGGAGGGCCTCATTCCCATACCGGATGATGGAGGGACAGCACTTGGCATGCTGCATACGAATCCGCAGATTCCGTTTGACGTGCCAGGGTTGCGTAATGTGCAACCGAATCCCGTAATCCAGGTAGCGGAGGTTGGGCAAAACCTTTCCCGCTGGAACGATGCCCGGAAACGGGCGGGACGCACGATGGCTGCGGCGTTGCTGGACACTCCACAGGCGCTGGAGGGGGTTGATCCTCGGACCATACAGTTGGTGCGGCGGAGCTTGATTACTTCGGATGATCCGAACTATGTGGGCAATCAAGGCTTTGGTGCAATGGTGCGCAATGAGATTGGTAATCACTCACCCGGTGAGATTGCACCGCACGAGGTGACGCACTGGGGACAGGCTGTGGGATCACGGGTCTGGAAAGCCCGTGACAGGGCTTACCGGGAGGGAGCGAGGCGGGCGGATGCGCGGGGAAAGAAGGGCGCGTTATTTACTCCCACGGAGCACCGGATACTTCGCAGGATTTCGGAGAGGCTGGAGGCGGGGGCAGAACCTGCGGGGAAAAACCAAATGGTGAACTACGCTGAGCGGCATGGGTACGCTCCAGGACGCTGGTCGCCTGCAGGCCCAGACTTCATTATGCGCGGTGGAGACCCGGTATATGGGCCGTTCGATGAGCTGCGGCGTAAAGCACGCGCTATATATCGAGCCACAGGCAGGTTACCCGCTGCTAGGGAGATACCGGGTAGCCCTGAGTTTAGGCGTCTGACCTCGCGGGTACCGCCAGCGGATCACCCGTGGGATTATGGCTTGTCAATGGATCGCCTCAGTAAAATGCCTCAGTGGTTGTGGGATTAGAGATAACGCATGGCTGATATCCAAGTAATAAACACCGACGCGGACTTGGCTGGCAACACGCTGGTCACCGAAGAGAACGCCTATACGATTACCGGCCTGCATACGTTTAGCCGGTCGACCAATGCCCCGTTTGCGGTGGTGTCTGGTGCGGCGGTGGTCTCGAACCTTGATGCGGACGAACTCGATGGGCAGCACGGGAGCTATTACTTGGCTGCGGCCAACTTCACGGGCACTCTCGCGGTGGCAAACGGCGGCACCGGGGCGACCAGCCTGACCGACGGCGGGGTCCTACTAGGCAACGGGACCGGGGCGATCACGGCCATGGCGGTGTTGGCCGATGGGGAGATGCTTGTCGGCGACGGCACGACGGACCCCGCCGTGGAGAGTGGCGCGACCCTGCGGACCAGCATCGGTGTCGGCACCGGAGATAGCCCCACGTTTACCGCTGTCACCGTGGGTCAGGTGGATATCACCGCTGAAGGCGACCTGCGCTTGCAGGATGCGTCGGGTGGGCAGTATGTCGGGTTTGATGCCCCATCGACGGTCTCTGGTTCGTACACCTTGACGCTCCCAGCGGCGATTGGCTCGGTCAATCAGGTGCTGTCCATCAACAACACAGATGGCACGCTGCAATGGGCTACGCCAGAGACCGGGGATATCACCTCGGTCGTGGCTGGTGCGGGGATGACCGGGGGTGGTTCCTCTGGGGATGTCACTCTCAATGTGATTGGGACGACCGACAAGATTGACGTGTCCTCTGACGCTATCACCATTGCGTCGGGCTACACGGGACAGACTTCCATCACCACCCTGGGCACGATTGCCACCGGCACTTGGGAGGGCACCGATGTTGGTGTGGCCCATGGGGGCACGGGGGTCTCGTCACTGACCGATGGTGGGGTGTTGATCGGGAATGGCACGGGCGGCATTGTGGCGACAGCCGTGCTCGCCAACGGAGAGATGCTGGTTGGGGATGGCACCACCGACCCGGCGATTGAAAGTGGGGCGACGCTTCGCACGAGCATCGGCGTCGGAACAAGTGACGAACCGGAGTTCGCCAAGGTATCGGTCAACACTAGTGCCAATGATGGGCTGCTCGCTGTTGTCTGTGATACGAACGCGCAAGCACTCTTCAGCCATCAGGAGACATCCGGTGAAATCAACGCGGTCTTCAGGGGCGGAGCCGCAAACTCTACCGTCAACGTCTCTTTCCAGTCCGATACCGCGCAAGTGGCATCCATCACCAATAACGGGGCGCTGAGTAAGGCGTCCGGGTCGTTCCGCATTCCACATCCACATCCATCGAAGGCTGACACCCATGACCTCGTGCATAGCTTTGTGGAGTCGAATCGTGCAGGGTTGGTCTATGACGGTGAGGTCGATCTGGTGGCAGGTGCAGCGACTATCGACATGGATGAACTGGTTGGG